CGGGCGTTCTCGCCGAGGTTCACCTCCAGCTCGGAGAGGATGCGGTCGAGGGCGCCATCGCCCATGGCGTTGACCAGCTCGGCCATGCCGGAGCCGGCCTCGGCGCCGAATATCCGCTGGAGGATCTCCTTGCGTTCGACGTTGCCCAGGTCGCGGGTCGCCTGGTTGATGTCGCGGAGGATGTCGGGCAGGGCGCGCATATTGCCGTTGGCGTCGGCGACCTGGAGGCTCATATCCTCCATTAGCGCCGCGGCGGTGGAGGTGGGCGCGGTGAGCCGGTTCATCATGGCGCGCATGGTGGTGCCGGCTTGCGACCCCTGGATGCCGATATTGCCCAGCATGCCGGCCATGGCGGCGGCCTGTTCCATGGTGAGGTTGAGATCCTCGGAGCCGCCCAGGTATTTCATGGTTTCGCCGAGCATCTCGAGGTTGACGTTGGCGCGGCTGGCGGTGCCGGAGAGGATGTCGGCGACGCGGGCCATGGCGCCCTCGGCCTCCATGTCAACGCGGAAAACGCCGGCGATATTGGAGGCGATATCCGCCGCGCGGGCCAGTTCGGTGTTGTTGGCCAGGGCGAGATCGAGCACGTCGCGCATGGAGGACTGGATGGCCTCGGCGCTCATGCCGGCGCGCAGCAGGAACTCTTGGCCTGCCCCCACCTCGGTCGCGCTGAACGCGGTGGAGCCGCCGAGCTCCCGGGACTGGGCGCGCAGCGCCTGGTAGCGCTCGTCGTCGGCGCTGAACCGGCCGACGGCCTGCAGGGTGCTCATCTGCTCGCTCCAGGCAACACCTGGTGCGAGCAGGCGGCTGGCCATGTAGCCCTGGGCCACGCCGGTGCCGAGCATGCCGGCGCCGACGCCCTGCATGCGGCCGATGTTGCCCATGGCGCGCTGGTGACGTTCGCGGGCCTCGGCAAGGCGGCGCTGCTGGGCGGCGACGCGGCCCAGGCGCTGTTGCTGCTGCTCGAGGGTGGTGTTGAGCTGCTGCTCGCGGTGGCGAAGCTCGCGGGCGCTGCGGCCGAGGTTGTCGGTGCTGATGCCGGCCTCGTCGAGGCGGGTCTTGAGCCGGGCCAGGCGCTCGGTATTGGTGGCGTGGGTGCGGGTGAGCTGTTTGACCTGCTCGCCGGCACGGTTGGCCTGGGTGCGGTACTGGGTGAGGGCGCGGCTGGACTGGTCGGCCTGGCGTTGCTGGCCCTCGAGGCGAATCCGGGCGCGCTCCAGTTCGGCGGAGAGCTGGGCGTTGGGTTGCCTGGCCTGGCTGACGGCGCGGGCCAGGCGGTCGTATTCACGCCGGGCGGCGGTGAGCCCCGACTGCACGGTGGCGTGGGTTGCTCGCTGCCGCTCTAGCTGCTGGGTGTACTGGTGTTGCCGGCCCTGGGCGTCGCGGATGGCGCGGACGTTCTGGCGGATGGCGGCGTTGGTGCGGCGGTAGCCGGAGAGGTCTTTTTGCTGCTGCTGCAGCTCGCCGAGCTGCTGTTTGGTGGCGCGCAGAGCCTCGGCGGTTTGGCCGGAGCCCTGGCGGATCTTGCGCAGGGGGCGGGTGACCCGGTCGACCGCCCCCATGATTACCTGGAGTCGTAGATTCCGGGACACCGGCCCCTCCTTTGGTGTGCTGCTCTTGCCTTACTTGCCCTTGCGCCCCTGGCGGGGCGCTTCGTGGCGCTTGCGGGCGCGCTCGCGCCAGTCGGCCAGCTCGCTGAGCTCCATGGGGGCCATCTCGGCGGGCCCCCAGTGGAAGACCAGGGCGAGGTCGGCCATGGCCTCGTCTACGCTTGCGGGGAGTCCATCTCCTTGTAGCGCTTCGCGACCAAAAAACCGGCCACCTCGGAGCCGAGCTGCACCAGGTCGGCGGGGTCCATGTTGCGGATCTCGGCCTCGGTGAGGGCCGGGTCGGTGATGCGCGGCAGCACTTTGGTGAGGGCCTGGACGTCGAGGTTCATCACGTCGATCAGCGCCACGCCGCGCAGGGCGCCGGCCAGGGGCTTGCGCACGGTGATGGCGTCGATGGTTTGCTTGCCACGCTGCAGGGGGGTATCCAGCTCGACCCGCTCGGTGGGGATCTGCGGTAGCGGGGTGGCGTTGGTGTCGGTCATGGGTGTGGCTCCTGGGGTAAGGGAGTAGGCCGGGGCGGGCCCCGGCGCTGGGTGGCTGGGTTAGAGGCCGAGGGCCTGGCGGCGCTGGGCGCGGCGGTCTTCGCCGTTGACCAGGAAGACGCCGCCCGGGAGGTCGATCTCGATCACGGTCTGGCCGTCGATGGTCAGCTTGTAATAGGTGCAGGTGGTGGTGATCGACTGGGTGTTGGCGTCGCCCTTTGAGGCCTCACCCATGCCGATGGTCTTGTGGCGGCCGCGGACGACGATTTCGACCGGGACGACCTGGCCATCTTCGTCGGATTCATAAGAGCCGACGAAACGAAGCATGGCGGCGTCGTGAATCGGGCTGCCGTAGCTGTCGAAGATCTCGGGCAGCAGGCCGCCGGGGCTCCACTCGAAAATGATGATTTCCTGGCCCATGTCGACTTCGACGGGGCCATCCATGCCGCCACCTTCGTACTCGACCATTCGGCGGCTGAGTTCGGGGATGGTCAGGGTGGAAATCTGCCCCTGCCAGTTGTTGCCGTCGCCGAAGAGGTTGAAGTCTTTCAGGATGCGGGGGAGTGCCATGGTGCGGTTCTCCTATAAGGTTCAGGCGGCGGCGACGCGGTCGGCGAAGTCGACGAGGTAACGGTCGGTGATGCGCTGCTGGAACATCAAGTTTTCCAGCGGGGGCACCGGGGTGTAGTCGTAGTCGATGTAGAGCTTGCCGCTCTTGAGCACCTCGGGGGAGTTGAGCTCGGGGTCGAACCAGGCTTCGCCGCCGAGGAGGTAGTCGCGCCGGATGAGCTCGCGGAACTTGGCGTTGATGCCCTCGATGATGTCCTTGACGAGGCTGGGGTGCATGGGCAGGTCGACGGCCCACATGTGCGCCTCGGCGATGGTGTCGGCGAGCACCTGGGCGGTGCGGGTGTAGTTCTCGAACGCGAAGAGCGGGTCGGCGCTACAGGTACGCGAGCCCCAGAAGCGGAAGCCGGACTTGTTGATGAGGGTGGTGACGTCGGCGGCGTTGAGCACGCCGGCATCGGTGGCGGGGTCTTGCAGGTCCCAGAACACCTGTTTGGTGATGCCGGTGACGCCGTTGACGGGCTGGTTACTGAGCGTCTTGTGCCAGCCGAACTCGTTGTCGAGGCGGGCGCGGTGGCCGAGGGCCTTGGCCACGGCGGGCAGCGGGCGGCTCTCGGCGGCGTCGACGTCGAAGGCCTGGAAGTCGGGCCAGATGACCATGGCTTCGCGGGCGCCGAAATTCTCGCGGTACATGACCGCCTCGTCGACGGTCTCGCAGCCGTGGGCGGAGACGTAGGCGAAGGCGCGCAGCTTCTGGGCGGCGCTGATCAGGGCGGCGGCGACATCGGCGTTGTCGAGCTCGGGCACACCGAGGATGCGCGGCTTGACGCCGAAGGTGCTCTCGGCGGCGAGCAGGGCTTCGATGCCGGTTTTCTGGCCGGTGACGGCATCGACGCCGCCGATGATATTGGCGGTGGTGGCGGCGTCGTCGAGGCCTTCTTCGACGCGGACCACTACGACCAGGGCGCGGGTCTCGGCGACGATGGCGCGCAGGGCGCGGGCCAGGGTGCCCTCGGTACCGGCGTCGGCGATGGCGGAGTAGATGTCGGTGACCAGGACCGGGGTGTTGAGCGGGAATCGCGCGGCGGCGGTAGCCGCGGGGGCGGTGGCCACCAGGCCGATCACCGCGGTGGAGACGGTGCGGATCGGTCGGGTGCCCTCGTTGATCTCGACGACGCGGACGCCGTGATGGTAGTCGGCCATGGCTGGCTCCTGCATGGGTTAGCGGGCGCGGGTAGGTTGAGCGTGCTGTGCTGCCATGCTTGCGGGTCACGGCGACCAGGGCGAGCGGCGGGTGTTGTAGATCGGCGATTTACAACAGGGAGGGGCCGGGATCGGGCAGGGGCTCTAGCGCTGGGCGTTGTGGATGGTGGGGCTACAACAGCAGAATCGGGGCTGGTTCACACAAGGAGGCCCACATGGCTGACTGGACAAGCAACTTGATCGCTGGCTCAGCGGTGGCCATCGCCATCTGGAACGGTTACATCAGCCGACAGAACGCCAGGTATTCGGTGGAGCCCGCTCTCTCGATCTGGGCTGATTACCCGGAGGGCGATAATCACACCTGCGAGGTGGTGCTGAGCAACAAGGGGTTCGGGCCTGCTGTCATCGAATCGTTTGCCGTCTTCAGCGATGGCAATATTGTGGGTGGCCCCATGTTCCAGAAAGTGGCCAATGCGATCAGAGGGACCTTCGGTGGTTACCTCAACCAGATCGAGAGGGTCAGCAGCTTGGAGCGTGGGCATGCCATGGGCTCAGGCGATGAGATCGTGATCGCTCGGTTCACGGTCTCGCCAGGGTTGACCCGTTGCGGCGTCGACGGAATGGCGCAGTTCATGAGGCGCCTTTCCCTGGTGGTGCGCTATCGCGACATCTATCACCGGCGGTGGGCCTTCGCGGTCCATGACTTCGATGGCTACACCTTCCGCGATGCTTGGTGGAGCCGTTCATACCAAAGGGCCCGACGCCAGCTTGGCAGCATCATCACTGCCCTGCCGGCCGGGCCCCTGGATGATCGAAAGGCGCGGTGACCCTCTACCACACCACCGCTTCGATCCCCTCCCGATCCTCGGCGGCCAGCGCTGCGTCGATCGCATCCTTGCGGTCCCATGAGCGCTGATAGATCGACTCGATGTGCGCCAGGGCGGC